ATAGCTTAAAGTTAAAAAGTCACTTTCAAAGTTACAATGTGTAACTATTATTAACATGAGTCGCAAATATAATAAAAGATCAGATTATTGGAGTAAGTTTTCAAAGGCAGACGAGAATCAATCAGCGCCTTTGGACGCTTTATTAAAGGACTACTCAGAGCCTTCGCTTGTTGGCGACCCGTTTTACGAGCAAAGCACAGCTTCCACATACGAAAGAACTGGAACTGGCGAAACAACTAATCTTCGTAGAAATTTAGCTTATGTAGGACCAAAGATATATAAATATGGTAACATTAGAGAAGGCATGTTGCCATTTGAAATGTCTATTAATGGATACAATATCCGCGATGCTATCGAATTATGTCAGAAAGCTTATGCCAACGTAGCTATTTTCAGAAATGCAGTTGATATCATGTCTGAATTTGCTAACGCCGAAATTTATTTAGAAGGTGGAAGTCAAAAAGCTAAAGACTTCTTCACCAAGTGGATGAAGTATACAAGAATGTGGAACGTAAAAGATCAATACTTCCGCGAATACTATCGTAGTGGTAACGTGTTCTTTTATAAGATCAACGCTAAGTTTGAAATCGACGACTTCCAAAAGCTTTTGGAAACATATGCTTCATATGATGGATCTTCGTATAACACAGATATTAAATTGTATAACTATCCAACACCATACGATGTAAAGAACTTAGTTCCTGTTCAATATATACTACTCAATCCATTTTATCTAACAACAAATCATACAAGCTCTTGGCATCAAGTTGTTTATCAGAAAATACTTTCTGAATATGAATTAGAAAGACTAAGATCACCAAAAAACGAACACGATAAAACTGTTTTTGAAAGCCTAGACGACGAAACAAAAGAAAAAATTAGATTAGGACAATGGGCTAGAGATGGTTTGAAGATTCAATTGAATCCTACTGATATCATTTATTCTTTTTATAAGAAGCAAGACTATGAACCATTCGCCGTACCATTTGGTTTCGCGGTTCTTGATGATATCAATTTTAAAATGGAAATGAAAAAGATTGATCAAGCTATTTGCCGCACAATTGAGAATGTAATCTTGTTGATAACTATGGGAACTGAGCCAGCTAAAGGCGGTATCAACCATAAAAACATAAAAGCCATGCAAAGTCTTTTGAGCAATCAATCTGTTGGTCGCGTTTTAGTCGCTGACTACACAACAAAAGCTGAATTCATTATTCCAGATATGAATAAAGTTTTGGGATATGAAAAATATAAAGTAGTTAATGAAGACATCAAAGAAGGTTTGCAAAATATTCTTATTGGATCAGAAAAGTTTGCTAATACCACAGTAAAAGCTCAAGTATTCTTTGAAAGATTAAAAGAAGCTAGAAAAGCTTTCTTAAATGATTTCTTGCAACCTGAAATGGAATTGATATTCCGTAATCTAGGATTTAAAGGCAAGTGTCCAATAGCTAAGTTCGAAGAAGTTTCTATCAAAGATGAAACACAGTTCAATCGCGTTGTAACTCGTATGATGGAGCTTGGAATATTGCCACCAGAAGAAGGTTTGAAGGTTATCGAAACAGGTATATATCCAACTCAAGAAGAGTTAGGTATTGCTCAACAAAAATTCGTCGAAGAAAGAAAGAAAGGATATTACAATCCAATCGTTGGCGGGGTTCCTGTTATTCCTCCAGCCATGCCAGAAGTTCCAAGTGGTGGAGGAACAAAGCCTCCAATGAAAAAGACAACCACTCCAACAGAAAGAGGTCGTCCTGTTGGTGCCACAGCTTCTGTTTACGCTAAAGATGCAATTGCTAAGGTTATGGAAAAGACTAAAGATTTATATTCTATTGTTGAAGCGGGACTAAAAAAGAAATACTCTAAAAAGAATTTAAATTCAGAACAAAAGAAACTAGCTCAAGGAATTTCTGAAGCAATTATTTTAGCTTCTGAATCAGATAATTGGTCGAGTGTGGCTTCGGAAGTTTTAAACGATCCTAACAAATTAGATAAGTTAGGAATATTGAATGAGATTCAAAATACTGCTTCAGAGCATGATTTAGATACATATGCTGCGGGTCTTTTATATCACAGCACTAAATATTCCGTGTAAAATCTAATATTATGTTTCTTTATAAGACAAAATTTGACAATATCGTTACGGCTTCATTGAATTTTGATAAGAATATTCTCTTGTCACAAGCTTCATTGGAACCTCTCAAGTCAATTATTCCTTCTTCAGTTAATTTAGAAAAAAATGTTGACTTGGTTGGTGCTGCATTTAATGCCGCTGTTGTAAATCGTTTCAATAACAACGGTGACGGTATTGATACAAATACTGCAATTGCTTTTAAGAAATATTTTATTCATAAGCCAACGAATATTGAACATAAAAAGCAAAGAGTCGTTGGGCATATTGTTAATTCTGCTTTTTCTTCTTATGGAGAAAATAAAATATTATCTGATGAAGATGTAAAAGACACTCTTAATCCATTTAATATTGCTTTAGCTGCTGTAGTTTATAAAACAGTAGATCGCGACTTCGCTGATGCATTGATGGACTCAAATGATCCTCAGTCAGCTTTGTATGAAAAGATAAGTGCAAGTTGGGAAATTGGTTTCAACGAATACTTTGTTGCTGTTGGTAGTTTAGATCTCAAACAAGCTGAGATCATTACTAAAAAAGAGCAAATTGATGAATTTAAAAAATATTTGAAAGGCTTTGATGGACCTGGATTCATGAACGATGGAACTCCAGTATATCGTTTGGTAACTGGTCGTATTTATCCATTAGGTATTGGATTTACTACTAATCCAGCAGCAGATGTTCAAGGAGTAGTAATTGATGATGGAACTTCAGCAATGAATTCAGACGATGATACTGAAGAAAATGATGAAGAAGAAGAGATGGAAACTGAAGAAGCTGAATCTTATGAAGTTAATTCCATAGATTTACTAAGCTTTAACAATAAAATATTTTCACAAAAAGAAAAACAACCTGTAAATAATACCAAAATTAAAACTATGGATTTAGAACAAATACTATCTGCATTAAAAACAGTTCTCGCTGAAAAGCAAGATTCTGTCAAGTTTAGTGAAGAAGCTGTTGCCTCAATTTCTGCCAAAATAGCTGAAAGCATTAAACTCAAGAACGACGAAATTAAGCTCGAAATGGAAAAAGCTGAAATCGCCAAGGCTGAAGCCGTCGCTCAAGCCGAACAATTCAAGAAAGATCTAGAAGAGAATAATAAGAAACTTTCTGAAACCGCTGCCAAGCTCGCAGAACTCGAAAACACAATTTCTGCTCAGGCCGCTCAAGAACTTTACAGTTCAAGAATGAACGTACTAGATAGCGAATATGATCTTGACGAAGTTGATCGTCAGTTCCTCGCTAAAGAAGTTTCTGTTCTAGCTAATACTGATGAAGCTTTCGCTTCTTATAAAGATAAGATTGCCGTTCTATTCAGACATAAGAGCAAAGCATCAAAGCTAGATCAAGATAAGATTTTCCAAGAACGTTTAGAAGCTGAATTGGCTAAGAGAATGGGTCAAGTCAAGACTCAACCAACTGAAGTTGTCGAAAAGACAGTTGAGGTTGAAACAGCTTTGGCTAATGCCAAACGCGAAGAGCCAGCTATTCCCGCTCAGTCAATTACTCCTTCTGAAACAAAGACTTCTTGGAAAGAAAGACTAGGTAAGGCTTTCAGCAAGGAAAACATAACAGTTAAATTTTAAAATATATGTCACTAAGATTATATCCATTCAGACAGTATAGCGACGTTGATGTTGTCAACATGTTCGCGAGCGACACTGTTGATGCCACCCCATCTACAAATGGTAATGGTTCAGCCGGTGTTTTCGTCAAGGTATCTGCTGGTAACTTGGATCTCGATCCAATTCAATACACAGCTACCGATATTACAAATACACTTGGTAAGGCAGATTATCCTTTCTTGGGTGCTGCTCAATACCCTGCTGTACCTTTGCAGTTCACTGCTGCCACTGCTGGTACTCCAGTTCTAGGCATGACTCTTAATCAGACTCTAGCCACCGATGAAAATGGCGAAAGACTTCTTTATAATCCTGTAAAGAGAGCCGAACTACAAGCTGTTCTCACTGGACAAGCTGTTCCTGTAGCTACTCGCGGTATCTTTACATTGGCTGATACAGCTATCGACTGGGTTGATGCTAACATGGTTGTTAATAGCCATCTTATCATCTCAGCTAATGCTGGTAAGGTTTCTGGTCTACTAGCTAGTGCTGTATCTCCAATCACTGGAACCACAAGTATCATTGGCCGTATTCTCGGCACTGGTCAACGTGTTTCTCAGAATGGTAAGAGTGATTATTTTGCCGGTA